ACGTTCGCGAATGGTTCATCGAACAGCGGTATGGGGTGCGCCGGGAGGTGAAATCTAAGCAGATGGACAAGGGAAACGCAGCCGAAGCCGCCGCGTTGGAACGGTACGCCGGAGAATGGGCGGAGAAAAATGAGGAACGCTTTGAGGACGAGTGGATAACTGGCACGCCGGACCATCTGCCGCCAAACTCCGACCTCGTGGCCGACATAAAGTGCCCCTTCGATCCGTACACGTTCCCGTATTTCGAGGCCACATTGCCGGAGCCGGACTATTGGTGGCAGTTGCAGGGCTATATGCACCTGACCGGGCGGCAACATGCCGAGCTGGTGTACTGCATGGAAGATACGCCAGCACGCGGCGATTGGGACGAAATGGTGTCGTACGACATGATTCCGCCCGCCGAACGTAAGCGAATCTACCCGGTAGAGCGCAGCGACAAGGCGATTAAAGAGCTGATAGAGCGCGTGAAGATGTGCCGGGCTTACGCTGAAACGCTTGAGGCACAGTTCCTTAAATAACACACCGCCGCGCCCCGACACATTTTTTTCGTGTCGGGGCGATTTTTATTTGTTACATTCATAACATTGCATACCTTTGCCCGTACAAACCAATGGGGCACGCCCCACAACAACCCGAATCGTTATGCAAGTCCAGACAATCAAGATTGAGAATTACAAGGCCATCTCCGAACTGGAGATCAACCTGCAAGGCCACAGCGCCTACTTAATCGGGGCCAACGGCTCCGGCAAGACCACGGTAGGCAACCTGGTCGCCACGCTGCTTCTCCCAAAGATGCGCCCAGGCACGCCGCTGAAACAAGGCGAAACGGCGGGCTTCGCGGAGGCTACGCTCTCAGATGGCCACGTGATCCGCTGGCGTTTCGACGAATCTACGGACACACTGGAGATCATTGATCCGACTGGCAAGGCAGTCTCGCAACGTTCCGTTTCGGCGATGCTGAAACGACTTGCAGGGGCTGGCATGGAGTTCGACATCAACGAGTTCCTGGCATTGCAGCCGAAGCCGCAAAAGGAGTACATGGCCCGCCTGATCGGGCTGGACCTGTCAGGCTGGGAGCTGCGCTACAAAATCGCTTACGACCAGCGCACGGACGCAAACCGCGCACGTGACGGGCAGGCAGCGCGTGTGCAGCCGTTCGATACGGCGTTGTTGGCTACGCCCCGTGTGGATGTGGGTGCGATGGCCGCGAAGATCGAAGAGGCGCATGCGCATAACCGCAAAATTCAGGACGTTCACGCGAAGCTGGAGACGCGCAAGGCGGAACACTCGGCGGCGGCGGCAGCGGTCGCGGAGCTGGAGACGCAGTTTGAAAATACCGAATCCCCGTACCAGCCTATGTTCCTGAAAGCCGTTCAGGGTGCGCTGAAATCAAATCCCGTTTCCAGAATGCACCAGCACAGCAACGCCCTGCTGAATGCCATTTTGGAAGATGAGCGCGTGTACTACGCCGAACACGATGCGGTTAGCCGCAAGCTGGATTTTGCCCGGCAGGATATTAAGAACGCCGCCGCCGCCGTGGCCACGGGCACGGATTACATCGCTACGAAACTGCCCGCGCCCATCGCCGACGAGGTAATCGCTGGCTACCGTGACCAGATCGCCAAGGCCGAAACCACGAACGCAGCCATCGACGCCGCGCACCGCATGCACCAGGAGACCCAAACCCTAGCCGTGTATCAGGAGCAAGCCGCCGCAGCGGACGCCACGGTGAAGACACTGGAGGCCGAGCGTGTGGAGCTGCTCAAGTCCAAGCCTCTTCCCGCCGAAGGGCTGACGTTTGGAGACGAGGGCTTACTGCTGAACGGACTGCCCTTCACCGACCAGCAGATCTGCACCAGCGCGAAAATGATCGCGGCGGCACAGATTGCCCTGTCGATGCTGGGGGACGTGAAGTACCTGCACTTCGATGCCAGTATCCTCGACAAGCCCAACGCCGACCGACTGCTGGCATGGGCAGAGGCAAACGGGCTGCAACTGGCACTCGAGCGCGTGTCGTGGGAGTCGGAAGAATTGCATTACCAGATTGTCGGGGCAGAATGAGACCACCAGATTGGAAGCCCGGCACAATGGTCGGGCTTATGCTCGACGACGAAACGGGCGTAAAGGACAAAATGCATGGCCGCGATGTTGCGGCTATGATAGAAGAGATTCGGGAAGTCGTTGAGAAACATGGCTTTTCGATTAGCATGTCGGGCACGTGGGCGAGTTTTCGCATATTCTTTGGCCGCGCCGCTTTGCGCGAAATCGCCGACACGTACAAATGACAATCTCCGAACTGCAAGGATTTAAACCCGGCGTTAAGTGCCGGGTATTTCCCACCGCTCAGGCGAAGCGGTTCGGGCTGAACGCCATAGGTATTCGGTTCGTACAATACAAAGACGGCACCAATTTATTTTTCACAGACGGCACGCGGGCAGACGCCGCAGCGTGCGAAATTATCTACACTTAAACATGGAAGACGTAACCATAATCAAGCAAGTCATAATTCAGCGAACAGGCCGCAAGCTGATCGTTGAGGTGGTCAAAGAAGACGGCAGCGTTTGCCTGGTGTCGCACTTTGACAATAAAGAGCCGAATGGCATCCGCCTATCCCGTGAATCCCTTTTATACATGCTGCAAGCCCTTGAGCATCTTGACTTTGAAGTCGAGGCCGTGGAGGGCAAAACCGCAGTAGTAACCTACGAAATCCCATGACCAACGACCGCCATTACGACGACTTCCTTGACCGCTTGCTGGCGCCCTACGCGGAGCGACGCGGCGAGGTATCGGGCTTCACGCCCCTGTTTGGCCAGCCCGTGGAACCCGGCGCCATCCGCAGCGAAGAGATGTGGATTCAGGGCGGGGAGAACGGGATGCAGTGGCCGGAGACGCTGCTGATCGTGGCCGAGGGCATCGCCCGTACCGCCCACAACCTTGACTGCATCCGAAACGGACGTATCAACCTATTAAACTATTCAGCCGTATGATTTTACCGCCCACCGTAATCCTGCTCCTTACCATGGGCCTCTGCCTGATCTGCATTTTCGCCGTCGGGCACTACTTTCTCTCCACGACCAGCCGCACCCGGCACAAACGCCGGAGCCGCAAGACGTGGAGGCACACCACGCTGCCCGTGCTGCTCTTGCTGGCAGGTGCAGCCAACGCCCAACCCGTGCCCGAAGGCCGCTACATCGTGGAGTACCGCGTGTGGATCGGCGGCGAGTTCATCACCGCGCAGGAGGAGGAGTGCATCGTCCGCCCGTGGCGTGACCACGTCACCGTTATGGAGTGCCGCGAAGGCTACATTCGCCGCGACATGCGGGAAATTCCCAATGCGCTTATGATCCTCGACACGCCGTTTATCGAAGTCGGCCCCGGACAGTTCCGGTTCACCAACAAAGACGGCGGGGTGGAGTACCGTTTTAAGCTGCCAGGCGTAAATCTTTAATACCTGAAATTATGTCAAAAGAAAACAAATCATCGGGCGGCATTGGGTTTACCAGCCTGCTCGTACTGCTGTTTATCGGTCTAAAACTGACCCACCATATCGACTGGTCGTGGTGGTGGGTGTTTTCTCCGTGGTTGGTTAGTATTGCCTGTTATGTGCTTTTGGCCGTTATCTTAGCTATTATTCAGGCCATAACGGAATGACCCTCTTCGACACCACGCCCACTCCGGCCCCAGCGCCGCAACAGCCCGCCCCGGTTCACATCGGGGCGGTGTCTCTCGTCTGGGTCGTGACGCAGCGTTACCGCCTCGACGGGTTGTGGCGCGAAATCGCAACAGCCACCTTCATGGGCGCTACGGTACTGCGTTGCCAGCTTGAGGCTGATCCGCCCGTGTACGATTCGTTCACGGCACGTTCGCCCCGGTCGCTGTCGCTCGACGTGGTGCTGCGCCACATCGCCAAAGAAAAAGGGACTGCATAAGCAGTCCCTCAACCCAATCAATACGAAACACAGAGACAAATCAAAATTTGATGCGCCAAACCATTCCAGTCCCTGCCGAATCAATGGTGCTGCCTGAATCTGGTAGGGTGAAATCGTCACCCACCGCTGGCCCGTAGGTGGTGCCGATCTCGGCGAACAACAGCGGGTAATCGTCCTGTGGTACAGTACTCCCGTCGCAATCAAGCCAGCCGGGCTTTGCGGTCGTCCCCGTGGGGAATGTGGCAAACATGCCAGCGGGTAGAACTGAATCTGAAGTGTCCGAGGCCACAAGTGCCCAAGCGTTTCGCGCCTGACTGTACTTAAAAATAACTACACCAAACCCTACATAGACCCGGTGCCCGGAAGGTTTCGACATCCGTAAAATGTTACTCCCGTCGTTAACCGAAATAACCAGCTCGTAAGAGTGGTCCCCCGATGCAACGCCGATCACTGCCCCATTGAGGCCCGCGCTATTCATTGCCGATGGCAGGGGGAGAAAAACAACACCTTGCCCCGTGTAGGGACCTCCAGCGTCATCGTTTACGACGATCAACTTCCCCGAATCGCCCGTTAACAGCGTTGAGCTGGGGGCTAACTCTTGCGTCTCAGTCCCTGCCGGGAACAGCCCGCCAGTGAGTAGCGGTGTCAGACGTTTTTTCAGGTATGCCGTCCGGTCAGCCAGCTCGTCAGCCTGCATATTCGCAGGCTCACCAAGCCCGCCCAATACGAGGTCGGTTGTTTCCAGCACGGTGATGCCTGCCGGGTAGTTGTCGGGGTCTTCGGTAAATGTTGCCATGGTCGTGTCTTTGTTGGGTTAGAATGAGATAGTCCAGCTTCCGACAATTCGCATGTCGGATGCTTTATTGATTGCGGAGCGCACGCGGCGGGAAAACATATTCCCGTTTTGGTGAAACAAGCCGAACTCAGTGATAGCCAATCCATTGCCCTCGGCCTTTTCCAGCACGAAATCAAACTGGACCGTGGTCGCAGTTGGGTATGTTGTCGTGACCGACTTCATTACCGCGCTGGTCAGGCCTACATCGGTAACAGATGCCGCAGCAACACCGATGCCGAAACCGACCTCGGTAATTTCGCGGGTGCTGCTGGATGCGTCACCCAGGAGGCGGCACAGGTTTGTTTTACCGTTATTCACCACGAGGTTTTTCTCCTCGATGTGTTCCACGGGCTGCCCGTCACGGTGGATTTCAAGGCGGATCGTTCCGGTCACGCCGACATGCTCAAAATGATTCGGGGTCGATTGTTCCATCGTCGTAATAGATTGTTATGCCGCACGTTTCAATCGGTGCCGCGGATTCGGTTAATTCAAGTTCAAGTTCAAAGTCGAAATCCGGCTCGTCAATCAGTACATCGTCGCTCAGGGACGCGGCGTAATCGAGGAAAACCAGCAGTGACCGGGCATTTTTGGTGGTGTTGATTACCGCCACAAGATCCTCCACCAAGCCGACATCAACCCCTGCCTGGTTGCCGAGGTCGACCAGCACGCCGAAGTGCGCCCAGTCAAGGGAGCCGTAGGTGGTCTGCCCGCTGTATGTGAGCATCCCGTTGTACGTGGCCCCGACATGCTCCGTTATCGTGGCGGTCCAAAAACCGACCGATTTGAGCGTGTTTTTGATGCTAAACGGCGTGCCCTTGACCTTCCAGGACGCAATAGCGCCCTTAATTACTTCGCGGCGCTGCGCTTCAGTAGTGGCCATCTTCCAGCCGTTGTAGCCCAAAACGTCGTACTGTGCCGCCAAAATTGGCAACACGTCGGCGGAAACGGAATCTACCAACGTCGCAATTTTGTCCGGCGTGCCAGTGGCAATGTCGCGCAGCCGCTGGTCGAGGGCGTTGAGAAACGCCTCGATCAGGGGGTTTTGTATTGCGACTGCCTTAGCCATTGTTTGTGCCGATGTTATTTATTGCAAGTGAGCCGTTTGAGGCAACTTCGCTTTCGCTCACAACGACGTCGGCAAGGGGCAGAAGAACGCCGACGCTGTAAACGCCTGGCACCATGGCCTCAGCGATGATCTTTGAAATAGTCACGTCACGGCCAATCGCCCCGGCGGCGTAGGCAAACAGCGCCTGCATCGCGGCCTCCACAGCGTCCAACACATCGCTGGCCACATAGCCAGAGAGGATCGTTATGTCAAGTTCGCAGTCGAAATCTACGCGGGTTGTGTCGGATACGATTACGGTGTCGGTGAGTGGTCGTACAGTCTCGGCGCTCAAGGCGTCCTCCACGGCTGTAAGCACACCAGACGGCGCACTGGCCCCGGCGGTAAGAATGTACACGTTCACTGTGCCAGCAGGCGATGGTGAGATAGGTACGGCCACGTCCAAAATGTCGGGGTGAGCCGACAATGCGTGAAATTTGTAAGCCGCAACACTGCCCGCCGTGCTGTATTGTGAGGGTGCGATTTGCACCCGTGCCCGCAGGCGGTCGTCTGTTTCCTGCTCCGCTCCGCCGCCAGTAGTGGCAAGGTTGGCCACCGATACGATGTTTACGATGGGCGTTTGCAGCGCCGAAACGGTCCCGGAGATGTAGCCGTTTCCGGTTTCGCCGTCGGCTAACGCAGACGCGGTTACGTCGCCCTGGGTTGCGCCCGTGAGGATAACCAGCTCTTCGTCGGTCTGGAATACAGCACCTCCGTCGGTGGTGCGTACCGTGGTTCCGGCGGGGACCGTTACGCCCGTGTGGCCTGTTGTCGGCACGAACCTGAGCGTACACGTCGCAGGCGTTGCGGCGAGGCGCGTAACCCCGGCCCGCTCTGCGATGTAGTCGAGAAACGGCGCGGCACTGAATGCCAGGTATTCCTGAAGGATCGCGGACCGCATCGTTTCGCGAAGCAACACCTCCCGGTATGCGGCAGCGTTGGCCAGCAGCATTTCAGCCTGGGCGGGCTGCAAAGTGCGGCCAAGCTCCGACTCAAATGCGGCAACCCAGCCCGCCAATACTTCGGCGGGGTCGGTGGAGAGGATGTAGGGTTCAGTTGCCACGTTGTACGGTTGTTAGCTGCTCGGTGGCCCGGTACTGCCACTTAACGGCAAATGTAACAATTTCCTCCGAAACGGTGACGCCCACGGACAAAACGTTGGCGCGGGGTTCGTATTTTTGAATCTGCGCCTTGACGCGCGCGCGCTGCCCGGCAACCATGTTGGCGGGTTGGCCAAGCAGGGCCAAAATGTCAATTCCAAAATCCGGGCGGAATGGGTCGCTACCCAACTGCGCCAGCACGATGTTTTGTATGCACTGCTGCACGTCGGCCACACCCTCCAAAATGGTGCCGTCTGCGTTGGGCGATATTTGCCAGTCGTTACTCTGTGACATCTTGTTCTGGGGTTGTGTAATAAACAAACATCATTTTTATGATGTCCGGCGAAAATGTCTCCCGGTAAGCCTCTGACAGGCGTTTTTCACGCGGCGACGCATCGCCAAACCAGCAGGCATGGAGGTCAAGTACTACGTCCTGGGGATAAGCCGCCGAAATCGCGGCACAGGCGGCCCGTAAAGTTTTTGGGTCAACTGTCATACGATTTCAAGGGTTAAATTATATTCCGCGTTGAGGCGGCGCACAATCGCGTCGCACATAAAACGGTATATTCCTACTGGCAGTGTGTTGTCCATGCCAAAGAAGTGCCGGAAAAACTGGTTTTCGGTCATGTAGCCTGGCAATACCTGGCCATCTTCAGTAGCCTCGTCGGCGGCCACAACAGCGAAGTCAGCGGCGCGGCGGTAACTGAAGTTCGTTACCATCAGCGGCAAGCATGACTCCGACGACTGCTCCCACTTGTGCCCGCCACCCAACTGCTCAACGTAATTTTGCAGCTCGTAACCGACCGCAATTTGGCCCGTCGTGTAAACCATCGAGGTGGCCACGGCACGCCGGAGGAAACCCGCTGGAGACTCGAACTGGATTCCTACAAATCCAATCTCTCCGTTTAGTTCAGGGTAAATAATAGTTGCTGAAATCATAATGTTGAGGAGTCGTTAATGAGGCCCAAGTTAGCAAGAATGGTAGCAAGGTTTTTACCCGCAGCATTCCCGCCCCAGCTGCCCGAAAGGGTTTGTTTTGCGACGGGTGCGGCACCCAAGAAAGACAGGTAGTCAACCCCGGCACTGGTGTACGCCCGCAATATATTGCGCCATGTAATCGCCGATCCGCTGGTCACACTGGGGGACATTACCAGGCGAAAAGGGTTAACCGAACTACTGCCGAAAATTATCCCCGATTTATTGTCGGAACTGGTGGAGGAGTTATATTGGTTTGACGTTGTGGAAAAATCGGCCCCGGTGAGCATTGCGAGGTTCCCGTCTGCGCTTGCCCCCACGTTTATTTCATTGCTTAGATATGACGCTGCCTGTATCTTTAAATTGCCTTTCAACCTTGTAAGGTTTTGGTTAGCCGCCTGGCTTGATCCGTATGGCCCGGCAACAACCCTTCCGTTCGCGATGGCTTGAAAAACGCTGGTTGATCCCGCCACAACGTTTAAGGCGAAAGTATCGGCGTTTGTCCGCGCGATCTTTACCAGCATTCCGCCAGCCCCCGTCGTGACGCTGGTGGTGTTGGCAAATACAGCAGCATAGCCAACCTGCGAAACCTCATAGCCAAATCCGTTGGCTGCGGTGCTGTACGTGCCGTCAGTCTGGTTTGTTGTGGCCGTGGCAGTGTTTACCCGCGTTGCCGGGCTGGCCGTGGCAATGCCGATACGCCCGGCTGCGGTAAGCGACAGAACAGCAGCCGCTCCCTGGGTGAAATTCAGCGGGTTGCTGGCCAGTTCGATTCCGGTGGTTTGTGTCAGCGAACCGCCAAGCCCGTATGCGCCTGAGATGGTGGTAACGCCGTTTGCGGTGCCGGGTGCAGCTGGCGATGGTGCCAGTTCGGCATAGGCCGACCCCGCCCACCTGTAGATTTTGTTCGTGTCGGCAGCGATGTACACCCGATCCAGCTCGCCTGTGCCGGGAAACGCCGCAAGGTTGGCGAACTCCAAAACGGTCTCCCCCGCCGCCGTTTCCGCCGCAAGCACGATCTCGTCGGCGATTTCGTCGGACAAATCCCGCCGCGCAACAGCGCCGTTGGTCTGGCTCATGTTTGCCACAAGCACAGCCTCAATGCGGTCTGATATTAGAACTGGATCAAGTGCCATATTATTTCAGGAATAGGGGTATTTGCGCCTTCAAAGAAGTATATGCGGCAATGTTGAGCGGTGGCCCGGTTGGCCCCACGGCGGTGGGG